CCGTTAGTGCCAGCCGCACCATAAGCCAGAACAGAAGCAGTGGTCCAGTTAATTGTGCTGGTGGTACTGGTCGCGCTAGATGTCAGATTTACGGTTGCCCCCCAGAGCGTATATCCCGCCGATGGCGATGTACCGGGAGTCAGTGACCAACCAGATGGGGCAGCACCAAACGAATTGGTTGCCCATGTATATGTTGCAGTACCACTTGGTCCTGTTGGAATGGTTGCCGCCCATTGATAAACAACCACATTGACTGATTGCGTACCATTAGCACCATCAGTGCCATTAGTGCCTTTAGTGCCGTTTGAACCAGCATATCCAACCACATAAGCGGTGCTGGTTCCCCACGTTACTGTGGATGTTGCCGTTGTAAGCTGATCAGAATAATTTTGATTGCAAGCGTACAGCGTCTGACCGGGCGATCCAGCTGACGGGGTTTGCGTCCAACCATTCAGCGTACCGGGATTTGTATAGGTAGCCGTTGCCCATGTATATGTTGAGGTGCCGGACGGGAAAGTTGTCGGGGTTGATGTGGCCCACTGATAGATTTCCAGCATCGCAGTGCGATAGCCGTTTGATCCATCTGTGCCGTTTGTACCGTTGGTTCCGTTGGTTCCGTTCGTGCCGTTCGTACCCGCAGCGCCCAATGCGTATGTGACAGCAGTTGTCCATGTCACTACAGAAGTCGCACTTGTTCCGGTGTCGCTATATGACTGAGTGCAGCCCCAAAGCGTTTGCCCAGCAACAGCAGAACCCGGCAATTGCGACCATCCATTAAGCGTTGGCGATGTAAATGAATTCGTCGCCCACGTATAAGTGGATGTCCCACTTGGGAAAGTAGTCGGAGCATTGACGGCCCATTGGTAAACCTCTAATTGAGCTGTTCTAGTGCCATTAGCTCCATCAGTTCCGTTTGTTCCGTTAGTGCCGTTTGTTCCATTCGACCCGGCATATCCAACAACATATGTGGCCGAGGTGCTCCACGTAACGATTGATGTGGCCGTCGTGTTGGTGTCTGCATAGGTAACAGAGCAGGCATACAACGCATATCCGGGCGTGGATGTTCCGGGCGTTACTGTCCAGCCATTAGGTGTTCCGGGTGCAGTGAATGTGCCGTTAGCCCAAGTGTAGGTTGATGTACCAGAAGGGAACGATGTTGGCGCAGTCGCCGCCCATTGGTAAACCTCAAGAAACGCTGTTCGGGTTCCATTTGATCCGGGTGGTCCAACAGTTCCCGTTGGTGCCCATGTCAATCCTGCGCTTGTAGCTGACAGCGTTGAAGTTGCTTGTTCATTGGCGACTTGGAACGCAAAATAATATGTTGCAGCAGGCAGGCTGATGTCGGCAAATTTAACTGTACTGCCTTGAGCAAATACTTGCGAATTGGATGCGGTTTGAATGCTCCAAACTTTCCAATCAGTTGAAGACGGGGACGCAACAGTCGTGTAAAACAAAGTAACTGTTGTGACCCGTCCAGTAGAAGGCATCACACAATTGAATGCAAACGTCGGGATCGTTGCTGACGGAGCTTGATCCGTTACCGTTGGCGCAACCAGCGCCGGGAAGTAATATGGGCTGGGCAATGAAGAATTCGGTGCCGGTGAGAATTGAGTGATGCTTGCATCGTCATAAACAGCAGCGTTGTATTCAGAGCATTCAATTCGAGCACCAAGATTTCCATCAGGCGTAGAAGCCTCTTGTACCTTCATCACCCGGAACAGCTTGGAAGTCCAGCCATAAACCGAGTTGGTAATGCTAATAACGTCGCCTGCGTTTACTTGAATGCCGGGATAGGCAGTAGTAAACGAAACAATCAAGTCTTCCCGAGCTTGTTCAAGAATACGATTTGCTAAATATGTTGCTTGAACTGAATCGTTTACTAGGTCAAAAGTTGTGCTGTATTTATTGACCGGTTCATTTGGATACAGCAATGATGGATTCAAAACAGCAATATCAAGAAACACATATTCCGGTTGATCTTTGTTTGATTTGAACGGAAAAGACGCCTCAACTTGATTAATTGATGACGAAAGGTCAGTGACACTGACACGAATCTCACCAATGATGTTTGAGTCATCAAATGAAAACGAGCTGGATTCTGCCTTGTTAATAATGGGCGACCATTGCCCTGTTGCGGCTTGATAGGCAAGCCAGCAATCGCAGGCTGTAAGAATCTTATCTACGTTATTGAGAACGGTCTCTCCGGTATTGATGACTCCATTTATGCGGTATCGAGCTTGAGTGGCCGATCCACCACCAGAAGGCGTATACGGAATTGTTGCGTCAGAATAAGTATTTAATGCGGCACATTGCGTGGAGTTGACATTTGCGGCTGGAACTGCGCCGCCATAAACAGTGTTGGTCAAATAGTCATACAAAACATCACCGGGCTTGGCGGCTCCAGTGCTGTTCAAATAATGAGAGCATTTGAAAGTCAATGCCTGCAAATTTGTAGTGCCTGCGTCACGGTTATAGATCAGCTTGACAATGGCAAAAGCCAATCCATTCATTTGCCGACCAGTAGACGGCCACCGCAGACTTGCATCAATGTCTGAGCCGCCCATCACGCTTGATGGGGCAGCTGCACCATTTGTGGATGTAATTACACCGGCAACCGTAGATGTATACAGATTGATGTAGAGATTGCCGCTAATGGATGTATCTTCATTTCCTGCGCCATCTGTTAATTTGGTGACTTTTGTTCTGTCAGTGTTGTCAAAAGTTACGAGTCGATCACCGTAATAAAAAACACTTTGATCGTAAGAAAACTGTCCGTTAGCTGAGATGTTGCTAATCGCCAGCACGTAATACATCGTCTTTTGATCGGTAGACAGCACCGCATCGACAAACGTGCCACCCAGCCACGCATCGCCATAAACAACTGGCAAACTGTTAGTGGAATTGGGCGGGATTTGCTGTCTTACGCCGGGATCAGTTTGGTTTGGAGGCTGGCTTCCAAAGATGCGAGTCACCACATATGACAACGCAAAATTGACTGCCAATTGAACAACTGCACTGGCCGTGTAAGCGGCAGCAGCAGCTTGAAAAGTTGCACTGATAAATGTCGCCAGTGACATTTCCAAAATTGGCATATTTACCTCACAAAAGTCGTTTCAATTGGCCTGAAGCCTTTTGATTCAAAGTTCATTCTTGGACTTGATTCCATCAGCGTCATGGACATGAAATCAGCTCTTCCAACATCAATCAATTCTTGTGCGTACTTTTGAAATCCAAGAAACAGTTTCCCACCCGTCAAGCCACCTCGATGTTCAGGCCGCACCCACCACGCAAGCTCTTTTACCTGCCTAATTTCTGGAATCCATAAATTCGGGACAATAGCCGCAACAATGATTCCTTTGCCTTCTTCAATCAATACGAATCCGCGCCCAGCAATGATGGACATCAACAATTCTTCAATGTACTGTTGATTGTGTTTTGTCTTATCTTTGAACGCATCAATTGGACCTTCCAAGGCATAGCTTTGCATCATCTCAAAGCATTCGGCAAGATCAAATTTGTTTGCTTTTCTCATGGGTTTACATCAAGACTGCCGCCATCTTTCCATTCGCCACCATTGGTTCCGTTGGATACAGACCCCCCAGAAGGTGGAGAACCAAAGTCAAAGAATTGATTGGATATGACACTCACTCGATTCATTGATACATCACCGGAATACACAGACTGCCAGCTTTTTTGATTGGTTTTCATCCCGGCAATTCGCTGCTCAAGAACTTTGCGCATCGAGCAACAAGACACCGTACAGGTAGCAGTTCTTGTACGTGCTTGGTCATTCCAATCTTCTGTGATTGATACGTTGTTAATGATGCCGGTGTAACGCTTAAAGAACTGGGTCGTTGGCGTAGTAATGATCTGGTTGTCAGCGTCCAAAAAACCGCGCCACACTTCTACGGAACTTCCTTTGATGTCTGCACTTAAAAGCAAAGACACATTGGCCGGATCAATTCCCACCAAAGCAATCAAAAGATCATCAGAAGATGCTTTGATGTCTTGCTGTACATCTCCCAACGACAAGAACGATCCCATGCCGTTAAAGGTAATACCGCTAACCGTTATGTTGCCAGCAGCATTGCAAAACGTATAAGTTGTTGGAGATGTCCTGCCAACAATCATCCTGATAAATTCAGCTTGTCGGATGTTCGCGCTAGACAGCGCATTCATTGTTGTGCTCATGGCGCGACATTCTCCCGAAACACAAACGGACCATCCCAAGCGACAAATGCGCCGCTAGTCATGGGCGTCAGCGTATACGTTGGGCATTGCTCTGCATACACAGGAAAGTACACCGCAGACCCAACCGCAGTCAATGTGCCTGTTGAGGGAGTTCCAATTACAGGTCGATGGATGCCTACGCTGATTGTTGATCCCGAGCCTCTCAGAACTTGCGCCGTGACTTTGTAGACATAGTTGCCAAGCTGCAAGAAGTCGCCAGCAGCAAAAACCACCGTTGTGGATGCCACCGCAGGAAGATTACCAATAGTCAAAGTTTGCGAATTGGTTGGCGGCACAGATGCCAATGTCAGCGCAGCAGCCTGTACGCTTGTCAAACCGCCTTTGTACTCAGTGAACCACGACAATGTTGATCCGCTAAATGTGATGTTCTGAGCGTACTCACGATCTGAGTTGTCAATGGATTGGATTACATCTCGCACTTGCGGGTAATACAAGAAGTTGTGAGGCGTAATCGTAAAGACCCAAGGCACCGCATTTAGATAGCCTGCCGTGCGAACTTGTCCACCACGACTTACCTGTTCACCAACAACCCGGCGATTGTTTACCGTCATTGATTGCTGGATGTTGACGATTGTTTGGAATGACATTTAGGCCCTCCCGCGGCCAACGGCCAGACTCTTTTGAGCGTAAGCATTTGCAGCCCAGACAGCATTTGGAGAAGACATCAGACGCTGTTCAAACGATTTGGTATCAATGGCGTTGATGTAGTTATTTGTAATATTTGTCACGCCACCCATCGAGGCCAGTTGATTGTTTGGAATGATCGTGCCTGCTGTGCGTGGAATGAACAATTCAGGACCTCGTTCGCCAACTAGCGACAATCTATTGGCCGCAACACTTCCACCATTAGCGTGTGGTTCTGCCCAATTTGTCGGAGCAGTTCCGGGCGCATAGACATTACCGCTAGAACCAAATAAAGCAGATCCAAGAAACTTGAAAATTGCAAGAGCTTGCGATTTCATTTGTATCAAAAGCATATCTTGAATAATGCTTCGAGCAAGATCTTTGAATGACAATTTACCAGTGCGAACAAAGTTTTCAAGTGCTTGAGACAAATTGTTCCAAACACTATCTGATATTTCTTTAATTCTTGTCAATGAATCCGCAGTTGCTGCCAAACCTTTTTCCATTTCTCTTTGTCCAATAAGTCTTTGAATTGCATTTTCCTTGTCAAGATCACTTATTGATGCTTTTTTAATCTCTTCAATTTTTTCAAGATATTTCAAATCAATCATTGCAGCATTAGTTTGCTGCTCTGTATAAAACAAACTTTCTTTTTGAAATTGCACTTTCTTGCGTTCTTTTTCTAATGAAATATCTGTTGCATTTGCTTCATTTATAACCGCTTTTAACTGAGCGTCAACAAATGCATTAAGCGCACCTTCATCTTCATCAAGTTGCTTTCTCCATTCTTCCTGTGCAGTACGTAAATCTGCTTCACGCTTGCGATTTAAATCTCGCACTTTTACATCTAAATCACGAAGAATTTTTAATTGATCTTCTTCGTATTTTTCTGCATTTTGTTTTGCAAAAACACCAGCTTCTTGAGCATTCTTTTTATCAAGTTCTAATTTAAGAATTGCAAGTTTTTCATCAGCATCAAGTTTTAATTTGCCAATTTCATCGACATTACGTTTTTCAAATTCATATTTATTTTGTACTTCTAATTTTGAATATTCCAATGCAAGATCAAGACGTTTTTGTCCATTTTTTGCTTCGTCATTAATTCTGTCAGTTTCATTTTTCTTTAGCAGAATAGCTCTATTGCGAAGAAGAATTTGTTCATTTAAGACATCTGCTTTTTGTTGTTGTTCAGCTATTTTTGCATCAAAAAATGCTGCATTTGCACTTGGTCGTGCCTTTGCTTTTTGATAATCTTCAATTTGCTTTTGTACAGAACGCAACTTATCTTCAAGAGTAGTTTCTCGTCCAATACCAAGCATGGCATCCCATGCAGCAGAGGCAGATTCTTTAAGAGCATTCCAAGATTTTTCAAGAATTCCTAATTCTCTTGTTTGTCCTTGAACTGAAGTATTAAAAGCATCCGCAGCAATTTTGGCAGATTCTTGAAGTTTGCCTTGCTTTTCCAAAGTTTCAATCTGTTTATATTGGGCAAGAGTCAAGAAATGATATTGATCATTAAGTCGCTTGGCGGAAGCCGCGGTGCCATCAAAAGCCGGAATCAGAGCTTTGGCAACTTCTTTTGATGTTTGACCCGTCAACTTTGATACATTCAAAATTGCTTGGGCAACAGAATCCATTGATTGACTAGTGAATTGACCAGAAGACACCAGTTGAAATAACACTTCTTTTGTATCGCCAATTGATACATTGACATTTTTACTAATTACATTTGCCATGCGCTGAAAACTATCAGCAGTAATTTTGGCGTAATTATTTGTAAGAATTAAATCGTCTCTAAGTTTTGCAGATTCCATCGATCCTTTGTAAAACGCAATCGCCAATGTTCCAACTGTTGTGACCAATGCAGTCAATGCAACATTTACAGGCGTAATGAATCCACCAAGGATTCGGAACATATTGGTGAAGCCGCCCATCTGATCTTTTAATTGACCACCTTGCTGGAGCAAAGCAATCATTGCGTTTTGACCAGATGCGATCTGAGTAACAAGGTCGGTTGTTTGATATGTAAGGGCCAGACGCTGCTGCTCTGTCAAACCACCAGTTGCGGCAACCTTGCTTTTTGCGGCTATGTCATCATAAGCCTTGGCTTGCTCACGAAGCCTTGCAATAACCGCTTGTCCTCCTTCACTTGAAGCAAGATTTTTATATCTGCCACTT